CGCAAACTTATGTTTACTTAATAAATCACTTTCGAACCTTTCAGCGTCTTTAATATTGGTTATTTCGTTGTTAACACTTTCTAATATTTCGTAGTCGGCACTATTAAAACCCGTTCGTTCTAATTGTGCGAAGATCATATCGTCTAATTCTTCATCTGCTTTACCAAATACTTTTTTTAGTGTTTCGGTTCTTTTAACAAACTGCCCTTTTAAACCAATTAATTCTCTAATTTCTTCAGCAGACATATTGTCTAGAACCTTTGTAGCTACTAACGGAGATAGTAAACCAATAGCCTCTGCTACTTTGTTGGTTTCGACTGTTGACGGTGGAAGCCCTACTTTTTCCCGTATTTCGTCTTGTGTCATCGCCGTTACTATTGTTGACTCGCTTAATGGGTTTCCAACTGGCTCTATTTTCTGTATGTGTAAACACTTTGGTAAACCGTTGTAGTTTAGTATTTCGTTAAATAGGTTGTTTAATAATTCCTGTTCGTTGTCTATATGTAAGTTCTGGTATAATTCCGCTGACGTTCTTAATTCGTCTGCGTTATTTCCTAGCCCCGTATTGTCTTTTATACCGAACAACATTGGCGACACGATAGAGTGTGCGGTAAATATCTCCTGTGTTATTTGGTTATTTAGGTTTATAAACCTGTCGTCCTGTCCGTTGGTTGGAATAGGAATAATTTGCGGATGGTCTGACGCTTGGTCTGTAAACGAAAGTAAAGGCTTACCAGCGTTATCCGTTCCCGTTGCGTAGTCTTTAAATCTGCGTTCAATTTCTGACATTTCTTCGTCCGATGGTTGACCGTTATTAAAGCTTATTACATAACCCGCAGATAAATTGTTTTTAATGTTTTGTAAAGTAAAATTACTTATTTCTGCGTCTGCTTCTAAATACGGTATTGCTGCGATATAGTCGGGCAAAGGATATTCTCCTAAGTCTGGGCGGTATTCCTTATAGTAAATTAAATAATTTCTATCGGTTGTTACAGTATCGTCAAACGGAAATAATTCCATTTCTGTAAAGTCTTCGTTCTTTTCAGGGCTTCTAGACTTCCAGTCTGAAGTATAGTAAAACGTGTTTTCCTCAATACCTACTCGAATATAGTTAAAGTCTATATGGTCAACACTAGCAATTTTCCCAACTGCATTAACTCTAATTTGCATAGCAAAACCACCAAACACTTTTTTATCTTTGGTAATCTTTACTAGTAAATCGTTCATATTGCCGTCTTCGTTGGGCGTTCTTAAAAACCCTTCGACTAACGCCAATTGTTGAAAGTTTAATTTATCCTTATCAACAACAAAACCTTTACCAACAATAAACTTTGTTTTAGCGTCTATAATTGTAGACTGTTTAGAACTCTCATTTAAGAGTTTTACTAAAAAATCTCCGTAGCAATTCTTATACGGTCTTTCACTCCCGTATTCGTACCAGTCACCCTTACGACTTTCTTTAAACTTTGGTAAGTCGTAACCTTTAAAATTTATAGGTATTAATTTAATGCTCATTTCTAACTAGGATTATATACATAATTTGTTACTCCCTCTATTGTGTGAGTAGTATAGTTCGGGTTATCGTTAACATTCAATAAACGCATTTTGCCCTGTTCAACTAATCCCGTAGCGTTAGCGGGATCTAAATTTGTAGAGCTACTCTGTTCGTAAATATAGTAATCGTAATACCCACTTTTACCAAGTATTAAAGAGCCGTTTAAAGCGTCATTAACACCTTCAGTAAAATTAAATAAATTAAATCGTTGTTTCTGTGTTGAAGTGTCAGAAATTAAACAATAGTAGTTTGATTTACTAGTGTCATTCTTAAAATGAAATAAGTAAACAGGATTTGTTAGCGTTGTCTTTTCGTATAGTGTTACCGCAAACGTTGTAGATGTACTATTGTTTAGGTGTATCATTAGACTTTTTAGGTTTAGATTTTTTACTCTCAAATACGTCAGCACCGAGTTTTTTTAATAACTCAATGTTGTCTTCTGTTATTGGTACACTAAAACCTTTTCCATTCCAGTTCCCACCTATTAAATTTTTTTTTAATCCCATAACTTTTATATTTAAAAAAAAAGGGGAGGCAATAATTCACCTTCCCCCTTTTCAATCAACTATGAAGAAAGAACACTAAACAAAGTCTTTTAATTACGTTGAAATCGTTAAACCAGCAACAACCGAAGCAGCTACTTCAAAAGGTGCTAACGGCTCTTTCGCCATTAGTTCAATATCGAAGCCGTTTCTGTCACCGTAAGCAGTACCAGAGTTAGCGACCATACTTTGACCTTCTGCAAAGTTTTGGAAACCAAGCCCCCAATATTTCCCGTTGTTGTCTTTACAAATAACAATTATTTGACCTAAAATCATAATACGCAATTCGTTAATTTTAGCCGCTGCAAATTTGTTAATTGAAAAAGCTATAACGCCTTCTGAAAATCTAGTTCCGTTTGCTGGATCTATTGTTGTTGTAGCGGTTACACTACCAACTTCTTTTTTTAATTCGTATTTTCTCCAAGTAGAGCCACCGTCTGTTATAGCGGTTACTTCACTAGAGGCTTCTGTATATGCGGTAACGGAAGCACGTTCAAGGATATATAATTCCTCCAAACCGCCCGTACTGTCTGAGCAATCTCTTGCAAAGCCCGAACTGAGGTTACAACTCATAATTTTTTGATTTTTAAGTAGTTAGCATTTCAACTAACAATTATTTAAAAAAGGGGGTTAATTAAAACCCCCCGTTATTATTTAGTTTTTATACTAACGCAAATCTTACAATTTCGTCAGGAAAAGCAACGTTAACACCTGTTCTAAATGCCATTGTTACTTTAAAAATTCGATCATTTTCATCGTACCAACTTCTTACATCATTAGCTTCTTCTTCTGGTAAATCAACACCAATGTGAATGTTTGAAGCTCTCATTAAGTAAATGTGGTTGTTAGACTGTGTTAGCCCAGGATCGGAAACAACTTCGATATTTGGGAAACCAATTAACGGCATTGATTGAGTCTGTCCTTCAGAAACATAATGAAAATAATTACCATCTGCTAAAGCTCTTTGGTATAATAAAAATTGAGCTGGAGCAACAAATAATTTTAAATCGTCTGCACCCGCAATAGCTTCAGGAACTAATTCAGCCATTCCTAAAAGAATACCAATAATATTACCTGAAGTATAACCTGTTCCTGTTGTAATACCTGTTGGGTTACCGTTTACTGAAGAACCAGCAGCTAAAATTAATTTGTCTAGTCCATCAAATTTGTTAAGATTTGCACTACCTGAAGCAGTATCTCCTTGCCAGTAAGCCTTACCTAAAGCGTCTTGAACTTTAGCGACTTTTTGAGCGAAATATAACTCTGCAAAAGGAATCTCTTCTTTTTCAGCAGTTAGACCTTGCTTTAACATAACCGCAGTATATTTAGCAGCTAAATCAGTCATACATAAATCTTCGTGGACTGCGATAGCTCCAGGCGTGATAGTTCTTTGTGTTAGGGTAGTTGTACCACTAGCACTTCTAGAACATCCGTCAGCTTGGAAAACTACGTCAGTTTCAAGAATATTAATTGTTGTTGGTCCTTTAACTCCTGGTTGAATTTGGGCGTATTTTGATAATTGCCCTTGTGCAACGGATTTTACTATAATCTCCATTGCGTTCTGTTCTGTGTACGCGGGAAGCGAACTTACATCGAAACTCATAATTTTTTGTTTTTTTAGTTAATAATATTTTTAGATTTTAAGACCTCTATAATGTCTTTTTTGTTTTTCTTTAATTTTGCGAAACCGCTTTTCGATTTCTTTACTGCGTCTTTTGTTGGTTCTGATATCAACTTTTCAGTTAAATCTAGTAAACCGTTAAAGGCAGTTTTAAGCTTTTCAACTTGTTTCTTTAAATCTTCGTTTTCAACTGTTATTGTTGTTTCCATAGAAAAAACTCTTTCAGTTACGATCGACTCAATAATTTTTTTAGCCTCTCTCTCTTGGGCTTCTGTAAATGGTTTTTCTTCTTCCATTTCTTCGTCTACCTCTTTTTCTGCTTCTTCCTCTACAACTTCTTCTTCTTCCGCTTCTTCAACAGCAACGATTACACCACCTTCTGTTACGATACTTCTACCGTCTGCTAGAACGTGTTCACCGTCTGGAGCTGGTACTAATTCGTCATCAACAGCAACAACAACCGCAGCCCCTACGCTTACGTCAGGTTCAACTTGTGCGACTGTTCCGTCTTCTAGTACAACGTCTTCGAATTTTTCTTTTGTAATTTTTTCGGAAGTAGTTTCTTCCTTTTCTGTTGTTTCGGTTTCTACTGTTTCGGTAGCCTCAACATTTACTTCGGTATCTGTTTCGATACCTTCCTCTTTAAAGACATTTTTAATGTCGTTAAATAAATCTTTTAAATTTGACATAAAATAATAGTTTATTAATTGATATATATAAAATAATTGGATTTATTACACTTTGCAATAAATTTATTTTTTTGTGTTGCTCATTTTAACACATTTTCCGCTTTTCTTTTTATAACCTTTAGGGCATTTTTTCTTATACATTTCATCGTTTATATGTTTCTCGCAAGGCATATACCAAGTTTTACCCTG